ACTAGTGCCTTGGTTAGTTGGCGACGAATGGAAAAAGATAGAAAAAGTAAAATCTAAGTATATGTTTGGTCATTTTGAGTTACCTAGCTTTTATATGAATGCTATGGTGCAAATGCCCGATCATGGAGACTTACGACCACAACACTTTAAAAATCAAGAATACGTTTTTAGTGGACATTTCCACAAACGCCAAGTACAAGGTAAAATACATTACATTGGTAATGCATTTCCGCACAATTATGCAGATGCATGGGACGACGAACGAGGTATGATGATACTTGATCGTGAAAATAATAAAGAACCAGAATATATTAACTGGTGGAACTGTCCTAAATATCGAACAACTACACTTAGTAAATTGTTAGATCCAGATTCAGACGTTATTAAGCCTAAGATGTATTTGCGTGTTACTATCGACGTGCCTATTAGTTACGAAGAAGCACAGTTTATTAAAGAAACTTACATTAGTCAACACAACTGCCGTGAAATTACACTAATACCACAAAAACAAATCGAAGAAATTACTACAGACTTAGATATTACAGCATTTGAAAGTGTTGACGAAATAGTATCTAAAGAAATTACAGCAATTGATAGTGATAACTTCAATAAAAAAATGCTATTGGACATATATACTGACTTATGATACGTATTAAAGATTTAACCGTAAAAAACTTCATGAGTGTGGGCAATCAAACCCAGGCCGTAGACTTTAACAAAGAAAAACTAACCTTAGTACTTGGTGAGAATTTAGATCAAGGCGGGGATGATAGCGGATCACGTAATGGTACTGGTAAGACTACTATCATTAATGCATTATCCTATGCACTATACGGTACAGCACTTACAAATATCAAACGCAACAACTTGATTAATAAAACTAATTCAAAAGGTATGGTTGTTAGTCTTGATTTTGAAAAAGACGGTAATCAATATCGAATTGAAAGAGGACGTTCTCCTACATTCTTTAAGTTTTTTATTAATAATGAAGAACAGGTTGAAGATGAGTCACAAGGTGACAGTAGAAAAACACAAGAATACCTAAATACTTTGTTAGGCATGTCGCATGATATGTTTAAGCATATTGTTGCATTGAATACATATTCAGAACCGTTCCTTGCAATGCGTACTAACGATCAACGTGCTATTATTGAGCAGTTATTAGGTATTACTATACTTTCTGAAAAGGCTGATAATTTAAAAGAACAAGTTAAGCAGACTAAAGATTCAATTACACAAGAAACGTTGAAGATTGAAGCGATTCAATCTGCTAATAGTAAAATTGAAACAACGATTATTAGTTTGCAAAGCAATCAAAAGGCTTGGTTATCTAAACGCACAACCGATACAGTAAAGTTACGTGAAGCAATTGATGAGTTAGAACACTTAGACATTGAAAGTGAACTTGAATCGCATGAAAAACTTGCAAATTGGAACGAACATAACAAAGCAATTACAGCCCTCAACAAAGAAAAGAGTACGTTAGACTCAGCATTACTACGTGCTACTAAAAGTGTTGACAAAGCGCAAAAAGATATTACAGATTTAGATGACGCAACATGTTATACTTGTGGTCAAGAGCTACATGCAGATAAAAAAGCAGAAATTGCAGAACGTAAAACCAAAGAGCTAGATGATGCAACAGCATATCAAACAGAAGTTGCTAGTAAACTTGAAGAAGTATTAAAAGCACTTAGTGAGATTGGCGATATCAACGGAAAGCCTAATACATTTTACGAAACTGCTAAAGAAGCATACGAACATAGACAAAATGTTGATAGTCTAACTACTGCTTGGGAGTCTAAGAAAGATGAACAAGACCCATATCAGGCACAGATTGATGAACTGAACAACAGTGCTATACAAGAGATTAATTGGGGCGCAGTTAATGATCTTACATCATACAAAGAGCATCAAGACTTTTTGTTGAAACTACTTACAAATAAAGATAGTTTTATTCGTAAGAAAATTATTGAACAAAACTTAATGTATCTCAACAACAGGCTAACTTATTACTTAGATAAACTAGGTCTTCCACATCAAGTTGTATTTCAAAATGATCTAAATGTTGAAATTACACAGTTGGGACAAGACTTAGACTTTGATAACTTGTCAAGAGGTGAACGCAACAGACTTATACTAGGTTTGTCGTTTGCATTTAGAGATGTTTGGGAAAGTTTATATCAAAATATTAACTTGTTGTTTATTGATGAATTAATTGATAGCGGTATGGACACTGCTGGTGTTGAAAGTTCGTTAAGTGTTCTTAAGAAAATGGCACGTGAGCGTGAGAAAAACATTTATCTTATCTCACACAAAGATGAACTTGTAGGCAGAGTTAATCATATACTAAAAGTTGTAAAAGAAAACGGATTTACTAGTTACGAGAATGACGTTGAAGTTGTAGAATGATAAATGACGACACACATGACAAGTTAACACAGGCTTACATGGAATATTTTAAGGCAAGCGAGGCATTTGAGTCACGTAAGTCTCACAGGACTCATGCAGCCAGCAGACGTTGGTTGCGTGAGATACGTAAACTTGCAAAAGAACGTATGGATGAGATACACGACGACTACGGTATCAAGAAAGAGGCTGAAAAACAAGGCAAACAATAAGTACATTGATGCAGTGGACTTATGAAGGCAAAAAGATAGATAACATACCAGACGAATACGAAGGTTTTGTCTATCTTATCACAAATACCACTACAGGTCAAAAGTACGTAGGCAAGAAACTAGCAAAATTTAAAACCACTAAGCCACCTCTAAAAGGCAAAAAAAATAAAAGACGAGGCACCAAAGAAAGCGATTGGCGAACTTACTGGGGTTCCAGTGACAGACTAAACGCAGATGTTGCTACACTAGGCGAAGACAAATTTACAAGAGAAATATTATACCTATGTAAAGGTAGGGGCGAAATGTCCTACATAGAGGCACGAGAACAATTTGACAGGCGAGTACTTGAAACAGATGATTACTATAATGGAATCATTAATGTTAGAGTAGGCGGATCAGACAAGCTCAAACAGGCATTGCTAGAACATCACATACAGGCAAAACATTCCAACACATAAGGTTGGCGGGCCGGACTTAGAATACCGCTGTGGAAAAAGCTCTCGTATAGAAGCACACGTACATATTGATTGACACACCAGAGTGTGGAAGCCACCAAACAAATTGGGCTCACTAGTTGATATAGATTGCATGTTGGCAGTCGAAAAACACAAACACAGTACATAAAAACTCTTTAGCAATAGGAACGAAGCGAGAGGTAGCTGGAAACAGCGATGTCGACGTAGGTTGGGAAAGGTCAGAGCCCATTGTACTTTGTGTATAAACAATTACCTACTTCCAATGTCTCGGCTGATATGACTCACATGAAGCGTATTTTGAGATTAGGTGGAACCGTAACAGGTTCCGTCTGACTAAAACAATCTACATGAAACTAAAGTGCTTCGCACTTATTAATTAAATATTAATTAAGTATTAATTAAATATATGTGTGTTGAGTGATAACGAAAACACAGATGAACGTTAGTTCATCCTAAAAGTATAAATAATAATAACAACTTTAAGGATATCTCACGATGAATGTATTTCAGATTATTGCAGAGGATCACGAACTAGATGAAGTGATTCCATTTACTAAAAAAGCAAAACTCAACAAGCAAGTAAAAAAAGCACAAAGAGGTGCTACCAAAGGCGAAGCACGTACAATGGAAGTCGAGCTGTTGAATTATCTAAAAACATCAAATCAAAAAGCAACTGCTGATAATATCCTCAAGTACTTTGATCAAAAAGGTCTTGGTCAGATTGCTGAACCTATTGTAAATTCATTTCAGTCTAAGGGCATGAAGAAAGCAGGCAAGATGCAAGCCAAAGCAGATGCTAAAGCAGCAGCACAAGCTGATGCAGAAAAAGCAGCGGGTTTAGAAAGACAACGCAAAGGCATGGCAGCAATGTCAAGTATGTACAGCGAAGCAACTGGAGAAGATATCCTAACCAAACGTGAAGTAAAAGGAATCATCAAACAAGTTGTAGCCAAAGGCTTTGGTGATCAAGCTGGCTTTAGCAAAAGTAGATTTGCTCAAGACAAGGCTCCTACATTCAAGTCAAGTCAAGCAAAAGCTGATCCTGAAATCCAAAAAGCCACTGACATGTTGAAAAAAGCAGGATACACAGTAACTAAAACTTAAAAGAAAGGCTGTTGAGTCTTTTTAGCAGTTTCAAGATTGTCTTGTACAAGTTGACTCATGATTTCTCTGTCTTCGTGACAAGTTTCGTACATCTCAGTAAGAGATACTGATCCACGCATGTACCAACACAGTTTGCTTAAATCATATTTGAATTGCTTAACACTGTTTTCAAGGACCTCAACTTCTTCCATGATCTCGTCA